CCGCCCAAAATTTGCTCCGCGGCAGAGGCGATTTCCCCCGCGCATCCGACGTCACAAACACGCGCGAAGGCGATCTTCTCGCGGCTGCCAGCGTTGACAAATTAACATACGAAATGTTGGACGACGCTCGCGCCAAAAGGCACGTTACCTTTGGCTTTTACCGCGAGATGGTAGCCAACCTCGAAACTGAATTTAACGAGGCAACAAAGGCTGGAATACAAATTTTCAGGGATACCTTTAAGTACAGCGAATACGCAGACAAGGGGGAATTGTCGGACATTTCGCGGCAAGCGTTCAACAAGGCAGCGCTGCAATTTAGGAAGTGGACTGAAGAAAACCGAAAAGCGCCGCGCGCTCTCATTTTGGAAACTGCGCGTGATATAGCACAAGGCAGCGTGGGCAAATTTGAGGAGGTAATACGCAAGCAGCGAATGGCGGTTATCCGCGCAACGTATAAAAATTTGAGCGGCCCGGCAAAGAAAGGCATACCAGAACTCACGGATACAAATTTTGACGCTTTCAAACAAGCCGTCGAAAAGGCCGCGGCAGCCCCCCACAGCAACAATATGTTGGTGAAGCGCTTGCTAAAGGCGGTCACCCAAGAACTCGCAATTCGGGCGTTTGACTGATGACTGTCGGTGAATTTGCCACGCCGGGCAGCATCGATGACAACCTCGATGCCTACGAAAACGCTGAAATGGTTTCGCAGCTAGACTTCTCGCACCTCACTGCAGACGACTTCGCTGAAATCCAGATCGACGATGAAGATGGCGCAGCCTACGGCATGGTGCAGGGGGTGCCGGTTGCTATTAACACGCACCCCCCTGCCGCGCCACAGCCAGCCGCGCCCTCTGACCCAGGCTACGACGAGGTCGGGCGTGACATAGCGCGCGGCGCGCTGACAGGCCAGCGCGACGCTGGCGAGGGCTTTATTCAAACGCTGGCGATGCTTGCGGGTGCGCCGGTCGATCTAGCGATTGAAAACGAAAAACTACGCGAGGCGAGAAGACAGGAACTGGCCCAGCGTGCTGCCCAGCCTGATGCTTCACTTGATACACGCCTTGCCAGCGCTATCGCCGAATTTGGTAGTTATATTCCTAACCCGATTGCCGCAGTCTCTAAGGGAATAGAGGAAGGCCTGAGATATTTTGGTTTAGACTCTGGCAGCCCTCCTGGCGGCAGCGAAAGCATCCGCCACGCACTCTCGGCTGTGGTCAATTTTGGCAACAGTCTGATCCCCGATGAAGCGATAGCTGCAGGCGAAAGTTTTGCAGCCGAAAAACCGCAAAGCCCAATCATCCAAAGTATTGTCAACGAGATCACCAAGTTTGGCATACAGGCAGTTTCGCCTGCGATGTATCTGCGGGCCTTTACGGTCGCGACACCGTTTGCCCGCAGCGTCGCCTGGAGCGGCATCGCCGATTTTATTAACGCCCAGCCCGATGATGAATCGGCGATAGCAACGCTGGCACAATTTATTTCGGGTGCCGAGGAAGAAGACCGCAGTGCGTTTGCCAACGCAGCGCTGACGGTTTTACAGCGCAACAGCGACGACCCCAAATTCATTAACAAGGCGCGCGTCGCCCTCGACGCCATGGTTATCGGCGGCGCGATTGAGAAGAGCCTAGAGGGTGCCGGGTATGTTGTGCGCGCCGTCAAATCAGGCGCACTGCGGCAAGCCATTGTCGATGCAGGCGCGGGTGCTGACAGGCGCCTGGGCGGCATGCGTGACACGTTGTCGGCCAACCCGATTGGTGTAGCCGGTGATCTGGCGTTGTCGGCGGCTGGTAAGCTGGCGTTAAAGATGGCGCCTGAAGGCAGTCGCGGGCATAAAATGCCGCACAATTTATTAGTAGAGGGGTCTGGTGAGAAGGCGGTCACGCCAGTAACTCAAGCCTTTAATGTTAACAACAAGGCGGCAAATTTTGCGGCTATTGATCAGCTAAAACAAGCCAACCCAGATGCGCTCAAATCTCCAGAAAACTGGTTGAAAATGGAAGCTGAAGCGTTCGGCGGGCAGTACCTGCCGGTGCCGCCGATGCAAGCTATTAATTACGCCAACGACCCAGCGCGCATGGCAGAAAAACTTCGGAACCTTTCGCCAGAAATGAAAGCTGGCGTAGACGAGGGTTTTAAAAATGTGCAGGCGATTAAGGCGCTGTACGATACTGGTGCCGCTGATGAAGAGATGACGGCAAATCTTTTTGTGTGGGGTATTTTGTCGCGCGGCGCTGGGCCGGTCCAACAGGAAAGCGCGTACATCGACATCATTACGGACGCTGCGCCTCTAATTAAAAAGGTGCTGGACGGCACGTTTGATGACGCTGCGCGTAAAACCTGGGAAAAGGACATGCGCAAGTTGTTGCCGCCCGGTAGCCCTGCGCGACAGGTAACGATGAATGTGAACGCTGCCGGTAAACTGTTACAGGCGTTATCGGTAATACCCGAAGGGAGCGACGCAACCGTGCTGCGTAGTGTCCATGACATGATTGGCGACCCCAATGCATCGGCAGCATCTATTAGGCGTAAATTTATGGAGTTAACTGATAAGGCAGGCATAGATAATAAGGTTGTAAGTTTTATTCTTTTGGTTGCCGGTCGAGATGACGTGCTGGTCATGGATAGGATTCAAAGTCGCCACCTGTGGGATGATGGCAGATTTGAAGGTGCTAATATTTATGACGGGTTTGTGAAAGAAGGCACCACTGCGGCAGAAGGCTTGCATGGAATTATGCGTGGCCCGCGAGGTCTGTTGATAACGGAAGCTCTGGAAGACGGTTTGCGAGGTAATGTCGCTGAAGCCTATAGAATGGTTGGCAGGGAACAAGACGCAAGTCTCGGAAGGTTTCACTGGGAAACTTGGGTCATCGACGGCGAACAGGTTGTTGACCATAGCACCCTACAAGCTGTCGCTACAAAAGATGTCATTGGTCAGGGAGTGACAGAAGGCAAACCGGGCACCTTTAGCAGCGGCGCAAGATATATGCGCGGTTCCGCTGGGCCGGTTGTAAAATACCCTTTGTCTGATGGTTCATCTGTTTATATGAAACCGGAAACGCAAAAGAAATTCGAAGCCTTTATAAAAAGGGAAAAGAACGGTATAATCCCGAAAGGTTTCAAGGTTACGGAACGTAAGGATATCCCTTGGTATGAGCGACCAGAAGTTGACAGAAACGCCCTCGATGCAGCCGCGCGAAAATTCGCCGACGCCGACGCCGATGGAGCAACTAAAGCAGGCGCTGCGGAATCTGGAAAAGGCGCCGACACCGCTAAGTGATGTAGAAAAATAAACCAACACCACTGGTTCATTTAAGGCGCCTTTCGGCGCCTTTTTTTATGGAATAACGCATGGCAATCGACGACAGAGCCGCCGCGGCATCGCAGGCGGGCAGCACCCTTGTGCCTGACGAAGGTGTTCAGGTTGCTGGCAAGGGCAACGTAATATTTGAGATATTGAAAGCCTTAGGCGCCCAGCCGTCACGCGTGCGCACTACCCCCCGCGACGAACTGGTTGACCCCGACCAGGGTCGCATCCCCACAGCGTCCGAGGAGCGCCTTTTAAAGCCTGGAGAGTATCAGGCACGGCAGCAGCAGCAGGCGCCGCAGATGCTGTCGAAGGAAGGCCTGCAGCGTTTCGAGGAAGCAGGTTATAGCGCTACCGATGCGATCACCCCGCCGCCAACGGCGCAGGCGATTGACGCGCTCGACGCTGACCCGATGGCTGATACTGTCGCAGGGGCGCGGCAAAACCTGCAATACGCAGACCCAGCGGATATGTCGGTGCGGCCCGGCAAAACAGACGCTGGCGCGGCAGACGAAGTGGATGCGCTGGGCGCCGCGAAAGCCGTCGAAGAAGAGAAGGTCAGTAATTTTGTTAACGCTGGCGCGGATGGTCTTGATTTTAACTTCGGCAACCTTGAAACCGGCGACGATGTAAGGGCGATGATTAATGAGGTCAGCGAAATCTACGCTGACCCCATCACGGCGGCGAAGCGCGGCGTCGTCACGCAGCAGGAAACGCTGGCGGAAGCCGAGCAAATGCTTGCCGACGAGATGGGCTTCACGCGCCAGTTGCTCAAGCGCAAGCGCGGTGTGCCGTTTAACGCAGCCGAGGCCACAGCGTCGCGCATCGTCATGGTGCGGTCGATTGAGCGGCTGACCGATATGGCGCAGCAAATAAAAAACGGCGAGCGGTCGCCCGCATTTTTAGTGGCGTTTCGTCGGCAGATGTCAATCCACGCTGGCATCCAAATGCAGGTCAAGGGCATGCAGACGGAAATTGCGCGCGCCATGAACGCATTCAACATCCCGGTCGGCGCACGCAACCCTGAAGCAATTGCCGACATGGCCGACTTAATGCTGCGCGAAACCGGCGGCGCACGCGAAGCGGTGAAGCTGGCGAAGGGTTTTCTCGATATTCAAAACCGCGAGGGCAAGGGCGCGGCGCACAAATTTGTGTTTGGCACCTATTTAAGCAAAGCCAACGGCGTCTTCAGCGAGTTCTACGTTAACGGACTTTTGAGTTGGACATATACGCACCTCAAAAACCTGTTAGCGACGCCCGCGTTTATGATGTATCAGACCGTGGAAGAGGTGATCGCCGGTTTGTACGGCGGCGTCGAAAGAGGCATTGGCAGAGCGCTTGGCGTGAAGCCTGAAGGCCTTACACGCGCGGGCTTCGGCAACACCGCAGACGGCGTTTATTCGGGTCAGGCGCTGGCCCGGCTGTTTGGTTGGTCGCGTGCCAGCAAAGAAGCGTGGATCACCGCAGCCGAAACATGGCGCACCGAAGTTGCCGCGGACTCGCTGACAAAAATTGAGACAGCGCAGCTACGCGCAATCGATGCTGAAAACCTGAACATTAGCGGTAAGGCAGGCCAATTTATCGATAAGCTGGGTCGCGCGATCCGCATCCCAGGCCGCGCCTTGATGGCGGCTGATGATTTCTGGCGCGTCTACGCGCAACGTGGCGAACTCAACGCTGAAGCATATCACCAAGCTATGACGGCGAAGTCGCTGGGGAAAAGCGACCAGGAAGCGCTCGACAACTTTGCGATGTCGTTGCTGGACCCGCGGTCTTACGCCAACCAGCTTGACGCGGCTGCGCGGTACAATGCGCTGACAACAGACACTGGGTTCCTGGGCGAGTTAACTGCCGGTTTCCAAAGTATCCCAGTGATTGGGCGGCTGATGCTGCCGTTTTCAAAAGTGCCCATAAACAGCGTGCTTCGCGTCATGGAGCGCTTTGCGCCGACGACCGGAATATTCAAAGACCCGGTAAAGCGTCAGAAGGCTATGGCGCGCGTCACGCTGGCCTGGGGCGCGGTGTACACGCTCTCCGAATACGCATACGACGGCAGGATCACCGGCAGCATGCCAGCAGACCAACGGCAGCGGGACATGCTCCCCCCTGGCTGGCGACCGTACAGCATAGTGTTCCGCGGCGACAATTGGCCGACCGACGCTGACGGCGATGACCTGCCTATTTTTGACCCGCGTACCGGCGCTCCGAATGGCCCGCTGACATATGTCAGCTACGCGGGCCTGGAGCCTGTCGGCGCGATCCTGGGCATCGTGGCAAGCACGGCAGAGCGCATGCGCCGCAGCAACGACCCGCAATTATCAATTAGCCACGCCAGCGCCGCCATCGCGGCGTCGGCTGATTATTTTACGGACATGCCGATGATCAAGGTCATCGGCGACCTTATAAAAGCTTTCGATAAACATGATCTGACCGGCGTTATGTCAGGGCCGTTGCGCGGCTTTATGCCTTACAGCGCGGCGGTCAGGGCGGTCGAGCGCGCCGTCGATCCGACAGTGCGAAAGCCGTCGGGCCAGCCCGAATACTACACGCTGGCTGACGTGCAAAATAAAGATGTGGTGCCGTACCGCGACCTTGGCAACGGGCAGTCTGAACCGCGATACGAGTTATTCGGTCAAATCAAAGGCGGCATGGGGGCGACGGTTAGAGACTCGCTGCAAAAGTACGAAAGCATGCTGACCGACCGCGTACTTTTCGGCGGTGCCGACGACGACACCAGCGCGGTCAAATACGATGTGTTTGGCGAAGTGCGCGAGGCCAATGTGCGGTTCGACGTGAACCCGGTGCTGGCGATGCACAACATGATCATCCCGTTCAATGTGCGGCACGGGAAACAAATGACCGACGCGCAATTTGAACAGATTAGGCTTAAAGGTCCGCTGCGCGACACCAAACGAAAAGAGCAAGGTTTCGGTTTTAGCGAGGCCTTCCGGTCGCACTGGACGCGCGCGGCAAAGCGCGAGGTCTACATAGTCAACGACAACACTAAAGAGCCTGAAAGATTCAATGACGCGCTTAACGCTTTAATCGCGTCGCTCGAATACGGCGGCATGACCGACAAGGAGCAGTTCGACGCGATCCGCGATCTTGAAGACGAATACTTTGACGCGGGCCTGGAGATGACGCTGAGCATGCCGCAGTACGCAGATGTGCGTGTTGCTTACGAAAATTATTTAGATGTTAAGGCCATGTTTAAGGAAGAAGGAAGGCTGCGCCGATGACGATCTCATCAACAGTTACCAAGGTCAGTTTTGCCGGAAACGGTAGCACAACCGTTTTCGCCTACTCGTTTAAAATTTTCGCGGCGACTGATCTTGAGGTGATTGTCAGGACCGACGCGACCGGGGCTGAAAGCGTGCAGACGCTTACCACGCACTACAGCGTCAGCGGCGCGGGCAACGCGAGCGGCGGCAATGTGACCTTCGGAAGCGCGCCAGCGTCTGGCACGACTGTCGTTATCCGCCGAGTGGTGCCAATCACGCAAGGCACCGATTACGTGGAAAACGATTCCTTCGGCGCAGAAAGCCACGAGGACGCGCTCGACCGGCTAACTGTAATTGCGCAGCAGCAGCAGGAGGAACTTGACCGCGCCATCACAGCCCCAACGACTGACGCGTCACCGTCGCTGGAGTTGCCGAGTTCGACAGCTCGCGCCACCCGTCTGATGGCGTTCGACAGCGATGGCGACGTGACGACGGTCGCCACAGACAGCCTCAGTTTAGCGACCCTCCAGAGCTTTACCGACTACCGTATTTCGACGTTCACGGGAAACGGATCGACGGCGTCGTTCACGCTGTCTGCCGAGCCGGGGCAGGAGGGGAACACGCAAGTATTTTTGGACGGTGTGTACCAGAGTAAAAATTCGTACAATCTTGTCGGCGCGGTTTTAACCTTTGACACCAATATCCCCAGCGGTGTTGCTATCGAAGTTGTGCATGGTCAAGCCGCCGCGACCTATTCTCCCGTCGCCGGGAGCATCACGTTTGCTCATCTCGCCGACACGATCGACGAAGACAACATGTCGAGCAATTCGGCGACAAAAATTCCGACGCAGCAGAGCGTCAAGGCGTATGTCGATGCGCAGGTCGATGCGGTCGATACGCTGGCTGAGGTGCTAGCGAACGGCAACGGAACCGGCGGCAACGACATCGCTGTTGGGGTAAACGACGACATCACGCTGGTCGATGGTGCAAACATTATATTTGGCACCGGCGGCGATGGCTTTTCGTTATTCCACAATGGCTCAGACAGCTACATAACCGAGACGGGAACTGGTACGGGGAACCTCTTTATCCTCGCCACGGATTTGACGCTCGGGGACAAAGGAAACCAACACCACTACGCTCATTTTATTTCAGGCGGCGAAGCAAAGCTGTATTACGACAATGGGTTGTCATTTGAGACGACCAGCGGCGGCGGTAAAGTTTATGGCGACTTACAGATCACTGGGGGCGACATTGAGCTTGGCAGCAGCAACGATACGACCATCTCGCGCGCGTCCGCTGGCGTTGTAACCATCGAAGGGCAGACTGTTCGCACTGGCACTGTTGGAATCTCGGACGGCGGAACCGGCGCGACGACTGCGGCTGCGGCAGCAAGTGCGCTCGGTGTTGGCACGGAGGACAGTCCTACCTTTACTGGTTTGACGACGACCGGGAACGCAACGCTTGGAGACGCAGCCGGAGACGTAAACCGCAGCGTCGGAGGCTTGGCGGCGCAAGGCACGGGTTTGCCAAGCGCAGGCGCTGGCGTTGAAATGGGGTTCGGCTTGGTCAGCGGCGAAGCTCACGTGCAGGCGTTTGACCGAGACGGGAGCGCGTGGGAAGAATTGCGGTTGCGCGGTTCTCAAATTAGTTGGGACATCGCGGGCAATGAAGGGATGCGGCTGGACAGCGCAGGGCGGCTCGGCGTTGGCGATAGCTCCCCCAACACAACCGCGAAGATGACGGTTACCGGGTCCGATGGTGCCGCCGGTTCTCTTAACTATGTCATGTGTGTTCGCAACAGCGATGCCTATAGCACCACGCCTGCGGGCGGCATCCTTTTCCAGAATAAATATAATTCTAGCGGGAGTTATGCTGATGCTGGTGGGATTGAGGTATTCAAAGAAAATGCAACTGATGGTCAATATGGATTTGGGTTAGGCCTGCACACTCGCGCAAACGGCGCTGCGGTTACGGAAAAGGTTCGCATTGACCCGTCTGGCAACCTCATTGTGCAGCCAAGCAGCACAAGTCAGACCATCAGCGTTGAAGCGTCGGGGGGCGGCGCGAAAATAGAGATGAAGGCGAGCGGCGGCACGCTCACGACAATCGGCAGCACCAATAATGTGCCAACGGCCATCCAAGCGAACAGCGGCGAAGCGATTAGGGTGTTAACCGATCAAAAGGTAGGAATTGGCACGTCGTCTGCAGCGACCAGAACTCATCTGGATGGCGACGCGAACACAATTCTGCGCATCGACTCACAGAACACTGCCAGCACGGCTGGCACTGTGATGGGCGAAATACGGCTGAACGGCAAATACCACACGGGCAGTGCGCTCCACACCAGCTACGCTGCGAGCGTGATAAAAAACGTTAAAGATTCCGCCGACGGCACTGGCGGGTCAGCCTTGACTCTCTCCACCTCACAGAACGGCGGGTCTGGCATAAGTGAGAAGCTGCGGATCACAAAAGCGGGCATCGTTAGGCCCGGCGCAGACAACAGTCAGAGCCTTGGCGACGCCTCCTATCGTTGGTCTGAAGTGTTCGCGGGTAACGGCACGATCAACACCAGTGACGAACGCGAGAAAACCGAGATCGCTGCCCTTGATGAGGTGGAACAGCGTGTTGCTGTTGCGCTCAAAGGGCTAGTTAAAAAGTACCGATTCAAGGATGCGGTCGCAGCCAAAGGCGACGCAGCGCGCATCCATGTCGGCGTCATCGCGCAGGAAGTTGTCGCCGCGTTTTCGAATGAAGGTCTTGACGCTACGCGATACGCGCTTCTCTGTCACGACGAGTGGGAAGCTGTCGAAGCGAAGGTAAACGACGACGGCGAAGTGGTGACACCGGCTCTCGAAGCGGGTGACCGCTATGGCATCAGGTACGACGAACTACTCGCTTTCATAATTTCAGCCGTGTGAGGGATAAACACATGACGACTTACAAATGGTCATTCGACTTAAAGGCCGCGACCTCGCCGGTCGCCGGCAAAACCGACGTTATTAAAGAGATCCATTGGCGACTGACCGCCACTTCCGAGGACAGCCCGCCCATCACGCCCAGTGCATATGGATCAGTACCTCTGGGCGATCCTGACGACAGTTTCGTTGCATTCAACGACGTTACAAAAGACATGTGCCGCGCGTGGGTTCTTGCGGTTCTCGACAAAACCGAAGACGAAATCAAGGCCGCGCTTGACCAACAAATCGCAGCTATTAAAACGCCGGCGTTGGCGAGCAAGGTGCCAAGCGGCTGGATACCGGAGTAAAACAATGGCATTGACAAAAGTCACGTCGGGCGTGCGCACGCTCGCCACAGGCGAAGTCGAGACGGCGAACATTGCGGACTCGAATGTGACGACCGCGAAGTTGGCCGACGACGCGGTGACTGCCGCGAAGCTGGCCGATGACGCGGTTGGGCTGGCGGCTCTCGCGCCACAGACAGATGGCTCGCTGATCAGCTTTGACGCAAGCACGAACCCGACACTGATCTCGCCGGGGACATCTGGTCACGTCCTGACATCCGCAGGCGCTGGCGCAGTGCCGTCCTTCCAAGCGCCCTCCAGTGGCATCGAACTGTTGCAGTCGGTGACTGCATCGAACAACACGACCATCACGGTCGGTAGTGCCGGTGGCAGCAATCATTTCTCAAACAGCGCCTACAAGAAATTCCTAATTCATGCGTACGATGTCGATCTGACAGCCGACAGCTTTTTCAAGATGAATTTTGGCACCGGCACCACGCCAACTATCGATGAGACTAGCTCGTACGGGTGGGCGATAAACCAGTACAACACGAACGCCGCCTCGGCTTCGTACACTAACGCAGACGGGAACTCGACAGAGATTCGCCTTATGAGCAGCCAGCAGGACGCAGCGAGTCCCACAGACGCGAGTTTTCACGTCGAGTTGATCAACCCTTCGAATGCAGATCAGTTCACGATGTGCACGGGCTGGGCCATGTTCGGCAGCATCAACCTAGATGATTTTCATCGCAGCCTGTTTTTCGGTGTTTATGAGGAAATCACTGCCATCACCGCCGTAAGATTTTCGCTGGAAAGCGGTAGTTTTGAAACTGGAGAATTTCGCTTGTACGGGGTAAAGGACTCCTAACAATGAGAACTCATAACATTGACGGCCAGATTGTTGCATTCACGGCCGACGAAGAAGCTGCGGCAGATGCCGCTGACGCTGTGTTCAACAGTGAGGCCGAGGTCAACAAGCGTTTCAACGCCAAGGTGGATCGAAGAAGGATCGCTGGCTACGCGACGGACGGCGACAACTTCGACGCCATTTGGAAAGCAATAGATGCTTTGAGTCAAGGCAACGATTTGCCTTCTGAGGTCACCGACACTCTAGCGAGCCGCGCGGCGAACAAAGCGGCGAACCCAAAGAGATGACAGCAACCCGCGAAATAGGCGACCTCGCTGCGTTGGCAGTTGCGTGCGGATCGCTATTTGAGTTCCTGCCTGCCGTCGCGGCTGGGCTGTCGATCCTCTGGTACATCTGCCGGTTCGCCGTCTGGGTCGGGCGGCGCTGGAAATTCCTCGAATGACCCGCATCGCCATCGCGTTCGCCGCCGCCGCCTTGGCGGTTTTTTTGTGCGCGCCCGCAGCCGCCGCGCAAGCCGTGTGCGGCCCATATACCGAAATTACCAAACGCTTGTCGGACAAATTTAAGGAGCGCGTCGTCGGGCGCGGAATAGATCAGCAAAACCGGATGTTTGAAATCTGGTCTGGGCCTGACGGCTGGACGATCCTGATGACCACAGCCCAGATGGAAGCCTGCGTCATGGCGATTGGGCAAAAGACAACAACGTGGGAGACGTTGACGCCTGTAATTGGGCCGATTAACTAGATGTCAACGAGGGTCGGTCGCGCGGGCGAATATCTCGTCGCCTGCTGCTTGGAGCAATTGGGCGCGCAGATCAGCGTCGTTCACGCCGACAATTTCGATCTGTGCGCCTGGGTCAGCGACAACATTTTCCGCGTCGAAGTTAAAACATCCGCAGATTACGACCAGCAGAAACCGTCAACTTTTCATTTTAAAACGCGCAGCGGGCGCGACCGGCGACCGTTGTCGCACTGCGACGTTGTTGCTTTCGCCTCTTTAAATTTGAGGCGCGTGCATTTTCGACACGTCGATCTGGTCACCGGCACCAGCACTCGAATTCCGGCAAATCAATTTTCTGCGCAACATGAGTTGGACACTTGGCTGGCGGCGACTCGGCGATGAATTTATCAGACCTCATTCCGGTCGCTGGCATGATCGTGTCGGTGATCGCTGCCGCCGCAGTGGCGCGGCATCAAATCCGCAAGCTGGAGATCGATGCCGACAAGAGCGCCGCGCGCCTCGACACTCAAGATATCCGGCTCGACAAACTGACGACGGCAACCGAGGTGTTGGACCGTCGGACAGACACGCTCTCAAAAATTCTATCGCCCGAAAATTTGGAAGCGCGGACGCGGACAATCGAGTCGATCCGCGTCGATGTTGAGTGGATCAAAAAAAAGTTGGAAGCAAAATGAAAGAGTGGCGCTGGCCCAACTTCTCGCCCGACGAGCTGCGTTGCAAAGGCAGCGGAATGCTGATCGTGGCGAACGAGTTCATGGACGAGCTGCAGCGGCTGCGTAACGAACTATCACGCCCAATGCGGCTGACATCTGCGTGCCGCAGTGCAGAGCATAACCGCAACGTCGGCGGTCATCCTCGCAGCCTGCATGTATGCGATGAACCCGCACGCAGCGAGCAAGACGGGTGCCTAGCAATCGATGTCGCAATCGTCGATGGCAGCTACCGCGGTCACCTAGTTGCGACTGCGTGGCGGCTTGGCTGGTCGGTCGGCTGGAACAAGTCGTTCGTTCATTTGGACCGGCGCGACTTTGTCGGTTTGAAACAAAACACCTTCGATTATTGAAAGGAAGCAAAATGAAATTCGTCGTACAGATGTTGCTCAATAGAGCAAAAGAGCCGAGTACGTTTGCAGGGTTGGGCGGCGTCCTCGCCGCTGTCGGTATCTCCCTGCCGCCAGAGGCGACGACCTCAATCATCACAATCGTCGGCGGCGTCGCAGCGCTCGCCTCGATGTTTATGAAAGAGCGCGCGGAGAAGACCAATTAGTGTCTGGGCTATTAGTGCGGTGCTTGCCGGAGTCGCAGCCGTCGCGGCGGGCGCCTTCATCGTGGCGCGGAAACTCGCAAAGGCCGGGCAACAGAAAGAGGTCGCCAGTGCGCGTGACCGCATGGACAGCGTGCGCGCTAGTACTCTGCGCGGTACTACTGAGCGGCTGCGTCACGGCGGTTTCTAGCGGCCTGGGTGCGGTCGGCAGTTTAGCCTCTGGCTACTTCAGTTATAAGACGGCAGAGAAGGGTGCGGCGGTTATCGTGACGCCGCCGCTGGTCGAGTACTCGGCTGCAATCCAGACGACGGCAGCGGACAAGCTGCAGCAGCTCGGCCAGCCGTGCCCGCGCGATGTGGTTGTCGGCGACTGTTCCGCAATCGCCAGGATGATTATCGACTACGGCGATCTGCGCCGGAAAATCCGAGCGGCAAAGAAACCTGAGTGACCTTCAGGTTTTGCGTTTTCTGGAGCAAAAATGGAGCGTTGAGGTTTGACAATATATCCTGCCCTCTCCCAACCATTCCCGCTTGATACCGCAAAAAATGGCGGATATGCTGGGCCTTAAGCGTTAAGCCGTTGATTTTTTTTGTGGATCGTTTTCTGATTATTCAGGCTCATAACCTGAAGGTCGTTGGTTCAAATCCAACCCCCGCAACCAAACAAAGACAAAGGCTTAGCCATAACCGGCTAGGCCTTTTTTTATTGTTTGGAGCGCGTGCGGAGCGTTTTGCTTTCCCGAAAATTCAGCGTCTGACAACCTGAAGGTCATTTTTTTGTTGCAATGGTTAGAAAAACTGACCATATGTAATTACGAAATCAACGGGAGATCGAAAATGAGTGTACGAAAAGATAAAGAGCGCGGCGGTTACATCGCGGACCTGGGCAAGTTTGGCGGCAAGCGCAACATCCGTGTGGCGACCAAGGCGGAAGCTGATGCGATACACGCCCAGGCCGCTGAAGAGTTCCGCATCACCGGCAGCTACATTTCGCGCAGCGGCTCGCCGACGTTCGCGCAGGTCGCGGAAGAGTTCCTTGAGCATCAAGCGACGAACCGCCTGCAGGGTCGTCATGTCGCCGCGGGCGAAATCGCCAACAAGCGCACCAACGTGCGTCATCTGAACAAGTTGCCGTATCGCGGCAGCACGCTGGCCGAAACCAAGGTTGCCGACATCCGCCTGGGCGAAGTTCAAAACACGTTGGTGCCCGCGTTGTTCGCCAAGCGCGCCAACAAAACCAACCGCAACATCTTCGCCGTGTTTGGTCAGGTCATCAAGTTCGCGATGGTCGCGGAGTACTTGTTGCACGATCCGCTGATGGTCAACCAGGGCAACAACAAGACGGGGATCGAACTGCCGCTGCCTGACGAGGCCGACAAGATCGATGCCATCGGCGAGCGCATCAGCAAATCGATTATCAATCAAATTCTCGACGCTGCCGGGCCAGCGCTCGACGCGCCTATCGACCTGGGCGATGACGACGAGCAGGTTGCAATGCGCAAATACAAGCGTCGGTTTTTCGCCCGCCTGCTGATCGCGGTGGGACGCGGCACCGGCATCCGCGCGGGTGAACAGGCGGCGCTGCGCTGGCCGGAAGTGCACCTTGACCGTGGCGTGATTGACATTAAATTTTCGCGCAAGAAGGATGGCACTATTGGCAGGCCTAAAACCAAGGCAGGCGTGCGCCAGATTGAACTGGCACCGGATTTGGTCGCAGCCCTGCGTGTCTGGAAGGCGTTGCAGCCAGCCAAGGAAGCGGCCAATGGTTATGTCTTTGCGAATGAAGATGGCAACATGAATTTAGACAACAGCAACTGGCGCAATCGCGTCTTGCATGCCGCGTGCGACAAGGCTGGTGTTGAGCGCATCCGCTGGCACGACCTGCGTCACTTCTTCGCGTCGGTGCTGATCTTTGATTTGCAGGAGACCGAGATCGTGATTGCAAGCGTAATGGGCCATAAAAACGCAGCCTTCACCCGCGAGCAATATGGGCACTGGCTGGATGACGTGAAGCCGACGACCGGCATGGGCGGGCGTCTGGCAGCGGTGATGTCATGAAACGCCGCGACCCAACATGGCGCTGGCGCCGGGCGCTGGGTCACAAAATTGTCAAAAGCAAAAAGGCGTACAGCCGAAAAGCGAAACACAAAAAGCCCCGGCCTCGCGCCGGGGCTTACTCATTTAACGCGCTGCAGCGCGTCTATGAGCGCCTCGCGATCTGCGGGCGTTAAGATGAGGCTGTAGTCGCCGCCATGCTCCCACGGGTCCGCTCCGCGCTGCAGGTGGTGCCTGATGCGCAGGCGGGCGTTACCGTTGCTGTCGGCCTCGATTTGGATGCTAGTATTTTGTTGCGGCATCTTTTGCGATCATCAAGTTAATCAACCGATTTAAATTCCACTTGGCCTTTCGCAAATCGGTCACCGGCTGGTCGTGCTTCTTCCGATACCGCGTCACATATTCGATGATGGGGCGCACATAACACGCTTCGTCGCCGGGTAGGTCGCGGCAAATATCAACTATAAAATCGATGCTCTCCCGGCCGCCGCTCAGCTTGTAATGCTTTGGGTTGATTTCGTCAGGCGAGCAGCACACCGTGCATGTGGTTGTGGTCTTGCCGTCGCTGATATAGCCGTTGCCGTGACAGACCTTGCACGTCATAGCATCTGCTCCAGCTTGTTGCGCAGCACCCAGTAGCGGCCCTTCAAAGCAACGTGCGGTATTTGATTTGCGTGGATCAGGCGCAACAATTTTTTATAGCTATTGTGGTCGCGGCTACCGAAAAGTGTTTCTGCAGCCTCGCGGACATCCATCAATGCGGGCCGCGTCATCGCACAAAACTCTGCCACATGGGATCGCTGAGCGCGGCTATAAACACCAGCGCCATGCAGATCGTTGCCATCGCGCCAAAGAAAACCAGACCTTCAAAAATGTGTCGCATATTCCCTCTCCGATTGGTAAGAGAGGGGAAACTACGGGACTGACTTTTAGTAAGTCAAGTAATTACGCAAAGTAAGTTCCGACAATCGCATGGATCGCGCTGACCTCGTCTAGGCGATACTTCACCTCTCGGTCAGGCTGGTGCTGCCGCAGCGTGACGTGCGTGTCGGTGATTTCAACAAACTGCTTCACGATGGCGTGCGCCACGCCGTTTGCTTTAAGCTGCACGACGACATAGTCGCCGTCGCGATATGGTCGGCCTGGATGCACATATACAATTTCGCGGGGATTGAACCGCGGCTGCATCGACGTGCCGCTGACAAATACTGCGTATGCGTCAGGGACAGATTTTAGCCATGACGGCGTTTCGATGGCGTCGATTGGTTCTGTAACGTCGGTTATGTCAAAGCCGATCCCAGCCTGGGCGGCTCCATACAAAGGCATTGTTCTCGTCTCCCTCGCCTGTTGCGGGGGTGGCTCCAACCCCAGGTCAACGCCGATCACGTCTGAGAGAGTGACAGACAGCACGTCAGCAATTGATTGTGCTAACTCGGTGCTTGGCTGCGCTTCTTGTGTGCCGTCGTCCCTCACCCGTGTGTAGCGTCGCAATGCGTGCGGATTTTTCCCGATCCGCCGCGCCAACTCGGCAACGCTAATATCGTGATCCGCGCATAGTTTTTTAATGCGGTTTCTCACTTTAGTCTCCCAATGCTACCCGCAGGATTGCGGGATTTTTAAGGTTTTTATTTCCCTTTCTTTTTCGTTTTGTGAGAGCACGCTCTCACTTTTTGTGCCTCAAAATCAAACACGCCAGCGACGATATCTTCAAACAGTGTCGCCTCTGTTACCCCCTCAAAATTCACGTCACCAGCCGTCGCCATCGCGTCGAATGCCATCTGTCGCTGGTCAGCCCACATGACTGCGAAACGGCAGAAGGCTTGCACGTCAGCGTGCATCAATTTCTCGGTCAGGCGCTCTTGCATTTCTGTGACCAACAGCGTGGTCGGTATGTAACCGCCAGTTACTCTTTTTAGCAATTTGAGGTCAATGCCTGCGCTGAAACATTTTTTGACAGACCCCTCCGATACCGTGGGTTTGAGCGCTTTCCAAATGATTTTGACGGTCGTCGGGCCGCGCTTCGCGTAACAGTCGCGTATAATATGATGGGCGATCAGCGCTTGCTTCTGGCTGGGTGCGCGCCATTGCGCGACAGTCGGCCCAGATATTCCATCCCCTAGCAGCGCGAACATCGCGTCGGTCAGCAGCGCCTGCGCGTAAAAGCGATGCCGCCACAGGTAGCGATTGCTGGCAGTCTCGGCGCGCTGGTTAACGCGACAATAAAAGTCGTCTCGCTCCGCAGCGCGCGCGGCAATGCCCTCGACGCGCGCCATCAATTTCTCTCTATCGATTCTCATTGTGTGTCTCCCAAAAGGTCATTTTTTGACCCTATGCGTCATTACTGCCTTTGACAAGTTTTTCTAACCAATGTACCGATGGGGTCTAATTATTACGTTTAGTAAGGATCATGCTTTTCAGCGAGTGGATCACTAGCCGAGGCCTGACGCGACGCGACGCGGCTGCGCTGCTGCGCACAACGCCATCAACTATCACCAACTGGGTTCACGGCACGCATCGTCCCGGCGCTGCGATGACGGCGCGCATCTACGCAATCAGCGGCGGTCGCGTGACGGTAGCCGACCTGCATCAAGCATACCAAGAGGCGAGGCAATATGAGCGCACGAAACAAGGCGCGCGGCTATGAGCATGAACGCGAAATCGTTTTGTGGGCGCAGGCGAACGGCATTGAGTGCCGCCGCATCTTTGGGTCTGGCGCATTCAAACACCAACTCGGTGACGAGTTCGCTGGCGACATCGTGCTGGCAGGCCTGCGTGTTGAAGCCAAGCGGCGCAAGACCGGCTTTAAAGTCATTTACGACGCGTTCGATCAAGACGACAGCGATGTCGTTTGCGTTCGCGCTGACCGCAAAGAACGGCTGTGGATCGTCAAAGACGACCTGCTGCTGCGTCTTTTGAAATGAGTTACCCGCCCACCCAACGGCTCCCCTTGTGCCGACTCCCAGGGGCTGACGGCGCAGCCCAGCAAACCAAGACGGGCACGGTAGGTGGCATCGGCGGTGCATGCCCGTCAACGCCGTTTTTTTTGAGGAACATATGAGCGTCTTTGAAAACTGGAACATCAAACACCTGTCGCACTCCAACATCGATCTGGCGCGCAACGACCTGGGTCTGTGGGTACTGCGCTACATCTTCAAGGTCTACGACTCGCCTAACGCTGCGATGGCACGCGGCAACGCGGTCGAACACGGGCTGCAGGTCGCGCTGCAGGGGGGCGAGTTCGATGACCCGGTCGATGAAGCCATGCGCGATTTCAACAAGCGCACCGCGCTAGGCGTTGACGGCGAGCGTCGCGAGAAGGAAGCAGCGAACATCGGCGGCATGGTTGCGCAGGCGCGCGAAGGCATGGGCGGCGCCGAGGTCGTCGGGTATCAGGAAAAGATCGAAGTCGAGATACCGGGCATCGACGTGCCGGTAATCGGTTACACCGACTTCACGCTTGAAGATGCAATCGTTGACCTAAAGACGACGACGCGGTTGCCGTCTGCAATATCTGCGTCGCATCGACGGCAGGGTGCAGTCTACCAGCGCGCGGCAGGCAACAAGGCTATCGACTTCCTGTATGCGACGCCGAAGAAGCACGCCAAGTATCGCCTCGAAAACAGCGACGCCGATTGGCTAGAGGTTTGCGAAACCGCCCTGCGGCTGCAGCGGTGGTTGTCGAAGTTCGACAGCAAGGACGACCTCGCCGCCTGCGCGATCCCCAACTACGACAGTTTCTACTGGTCGTCACCAGCGACCAGGGAAAAGGCCCGCGAAATATTCGGGTACTAGCGCCCCCGGCACCGCGCTCAAAAAGACGTGCCTGAACAGTGAGGAAAATTATGCGCACAAAACTAAACCAACAATCCCGTTTCCAAATTCAAAAGCATTTGGAAACAGTGCTCGACGTTCAAGACGACGGCGTCAAATACCATGATGGCTGGAGCGACGCGCGCGTTGCAGCCCACTTTGATGTTACCCCTAAAACGGTTTCCAACACGCGCGCGAACACCTTTGGAAAGCTGTGCGGCAGGGCGCCGCGCTTGAAGGAGCGCCTGGAGAAAATCGAGGCGCGGCTGCGGGTGTTGGAGAACACGCAAAACGTACATTTGAACCGGTACTTGCACGCCACGTCGTCGCTGTCGCCGGTCGAAGATTGCAATGAAGGAGACGACATACATGCCTCTTAATCTTGAAACTGCCGCCAGTGGCGATGGTGAATTTTTCAACAAGCTGCGCTTTAACTCGGTCGGTGGTCACTTCTGGATCACGACCGAGGAGGGCGAAAAGCGTTTCCCAAACGGCTTTAAGGCCGTGTTCGACATGGCGACAGTTGTCACCGGATGGGCACGCTACAACGGCACCTTTCTCGACTTTGAGCCGGACCCGGCGCTCGATAAGCCAGCGGCGCGACCTGCAGCCGCTGACGACGATGGCGGCGATAAAGCTTGGAAGCGGGCTTTCAAAGTGCGTGCGTTTTCCAAAGACGCCTTCGGCGGCGTCTGCGATTTCACGCACTCCGCAAACGTCGTCACAAGTGCGTTCTCTGCACTGTACGCAGAGTATGAGCAGCAGGCCGAGAACGGCATGGTGCCGGTCGTGGATGTTTCCGGCACGCCGGTAAAGGCTGGCGATTACTACGCGCCGGTCTGGTCAATTGCGAAAATGATTGAGCGACCGACGTCACTACCGGACGCTGCCGCGGCTCCTGCTCCTGCGGCCCCTGCTGCGGCGCCTGAACCCGCAAGTGATGAAGAGTTCTAGCGACGATAGGGGGGCGCGAAAGCCCCCCCTTTTACTTATACGCCAGCTTTATTTCGGTAGCCGCATGTCTACCAAACAAGTGGCAGCGGTGGTCAACACGACCGAAGCAGAAGTCTGGAACGCGCTTGGGGATAAGGAAAAGTGAGCGGCAGATACGCAACCTTTGCGCCAAGGCTGGTGCAGAACAACTGGGACGTTACCCCGGTCAACGGTAAGCGAGCAGTATTATCGGGCTGGGCGTCGCGACCGGCGACCGCACTCGAATATCATAATTACGCAAACGCCAGCATCGGCGTGCTGACCGGCGGGCAGTACAACATTGTCGCCGTCGATGTCGATGTGCTGAACCCGTTTGCCTCGAACGAATTGCAGCGGCTTGCGACCGAGTGCCTGGGCACGGCACCGCAGCGCATCGGTAGAGCGCCGAAGTTCCTGATGCTGTACCGCTGCACCGAAAGCGTCAGGAAAACAAAGACAGGCGTCTATACCATCGACAATGACGACGCTGCAGTCGAGGTGCTGGCAGAGGGGCAGCAGTTCGTTGCCGCAGGCGTGCATCCAGATACGCAGCGCAAGTACGAATGGCCCGGCGACAGCATCCTTGACCTGACGCCTGACGACCTGACGCTGGTGACCCCAGAAGCGCTTGACACTTTCCTGGGGTCCGCGGCTGCAGTGCTGTCGCGGTACGGCACGCTCAAGGGCCGCGTGTCGGAGCGCGTGCCTACTATCAACATAAAAGAGCCAAGCGGCGGCTTGTCACTGACAGACCTGACCGGGGCCAGCGACGAGGTCGAGGCCGCGTTGGCGCACCTGCCCAATGCAGACGAACACTACGACGATTGGATCAGCACGTTGCATGCGTTGAAGGGGGCACTGGGCGACGGTGGCCGCGACCTCGCGCATCGTTGGTCGCAGCAGTCGTCTAAATACGACGCCGCGGAAACTGACCGCGCCTGGGACTCAATCACGCAGGTCAGGCACATCGGTGCCGGGTCGATATTCCACTGGGCATCGCAGCACGGCTTCGACCTCAAGGCGCTGCGCACACCAATGCATGAGGGGCCGAAAGATGTTGTGCACGACGAAGAGTTTGACCCCCTGGCGGGGATCATGCGGGCCAGCGAGATCCGAGGTCCGGTGCCTGACCGGCAATGGTTGCTGCAGGATTGGTTCCCGGCACGCGCAGTCTCGTTGCTGTTTGGTCCCGGCGGTGTTGGCAAGACCCTGCTGGTGCAACAACTCGCAAACTGTGTCGCGACCGGCGAACGGTTCATGGGGATCGACACGCGGCAGATGCCGGTGCTGGCGGTGCTGTGTGAAGACGACGCACTGGAGATCAGCAGGCGGCAGCTATCTATAAACGATTGGCTTGGCGTCAACGAGATTACAGGCACGGGGCCGCAGAACCTGTTTGTTTGGCCCAGGGTGGGCGAGGACAATATCCTAGTGACATTCCCCAACCAGGGAGAAGACCAACCAGGGGCGTTCTACGCGCTGCTGAAGGCCGCTGTGGAGCGGGTGAAGGGTGATGCCGACGACATATTCATCGTGTTGGACACCGCTGCAGATATGTATGGCGGAAACGAAAACGTCAGGCGCGAGGTCAACACGTTTATCAAAACATATTTGGGTTCGTTTTGCGTAAATCATAACGCAACGGTGCTGGTGCTGGCGCACCCGTCGCAGGCTGGTTTGTCGTCTGGCAGTGGTTTGAGCGGGAGTACGGCGTGGGAAAATTCGGCACGCGCGCGAGCCTATTTTCACCGCTCCGACGACGGCGATGACATCAGAATATTGAGTCGGAAGAAGTCCAATTACAGCAGCAGTGGCGACAGTCACGACGTGACGCTGCTCTGGGATAAGGGCGTATATCAACTGCCAACGGCGCCCGATCAAGTGGACAGAATCGAGCAGCGGGCACTCAAAAATAAGGTGCTGACGGAGATACAGGAGTCGTTTGTGCGGGGTGCCGGATACCGAAAACAGGGGCCGCGCTCATACAAAATGGCGCTGCCAAAAGCCGTCGCTGACGCGCCTGCCAGGGTCGTGAAATTGGTGAACGAGATGTATGCGGACGGGGTGCTGGGATATGACGATAAAAGGGGCTTTTTTTAGCTATGTCATTGAAATCATTGGGCGCATAGAAATCTTGCGCCAATTTGCGCAGAATATGACGAAAAAAAGGGTTTTTTTGGCGTATAACGTTGAAACAAAAGGGAAAACAAAGATTGCGCACCGCGATGCGAAAGATTTCTAAAATAGCAGCAGGATCAATGGGTTGTATGATTCCAAGATTTCCCCCCCCTACGGGGGGGGGTTATACCTACCCCCCGCAGGGGGATTTGGGGGTGAGAGATGCCCCCCAAATTTAGGCGCCCCGATCCCATCACTGCGCCAGAGGGCATCGGTGATCCGATAGCCGAGGGGATCGCCAATGCGCTGCGACCGCTCGACAGGGTCGCGACCGAGATGGACGAGCGATGGGGTGTAGATCGATTGGCGACATTGGTCAGCCCGGACACGGCATCGCGGTTTGGTTCCGCGAAAGCGAAACTCGATACGGCGATCCGCGACAACGATGCTGCTGCGGTTGCGAAGCGTGCGTCGGTGATGATCAGGGGCTGGCAGGCGATGGATGCCGAAGCGACGGCAGCGGGTGCGGTTTGGTCAGATCCGCAGGCCTGGGTCTGGGTTGATGATAGAGACAAGCCGCACGCGTTCGTTCGCGACACTGCCGAGGCTGCGAGGTACGGCAAGGCGAACCCTGGGGTGACGGTTTGGACGATGGCCGAGGTCGTTCGCGTCGCGGCATCGTTCTCCGAGAAGCAGCGACAGTTGATCGCGGCGGTCAAGTCAGAGTTCCCCGGTGCCGCGGTGCGAAGTGCGGGTCCGGTGCCTGACGATGATATTCCATTTTGAGGTGACGCGATGCCGACATGGACGACAAAGCAAATCGAAGAGTTGAGCGAGGCGTACCGCAACGGCGACGACCTGCGAGCGCTCGCCGAGCGCTTCAACCGCTCGCCGAGCGCAATCGCTGTGCGGTTGCATCGATCTGGCGTCAAGCGTTGTCGCAAGTCACGGGGTCGCCGTGACTCCGACAGCTAAGATGGTTGTGCGAGAGCAGTGCCCCGACGTGGATGCGTTGGCGGGCTTGTTTTTTGAAGCCGCCGAAGTCGAGGCTCGGTTGCCGCGTGTGCTGCGTGATAAAATCAGGGCGTGCTGGCCTGACGCGCCTGACGATTGGCAGGCCTTTGGATGGCATGAGGTGCAAGCACCGCCGCGCCCAGCGACGCCGTCCGAGGTGACACGCTACGACCTTGCCTTGCAGATCACGCCGCTGGTGCCGGAGGATGACCGGCGGTTGATCTGGGCGGTTGCACACAGCGCCGTGAGGCGCGAGCGTGGGCCAGCGTGGCATAAGCTGGCGCGGATCATCGGCCTGCACCCCAGCACGATCAAGCGGAGGTTCGAGAGCGCGATTATCGAACTTTATTACAAAATTTGAAAATAATGTAATTTTTGTGCTTACCAAGCTGACGAAAATCGGTTAAAAAAAACTACACTGCGGCGGACAGTGTGACCCACAATCATCACTACGAAGAGGCTGGGCTGGCAATTGCTGGCCCTGTAAGCAATGGCACTTGCGAAGCGCAAAAAACCAAGAGTGCAGGCGGCGGCATTCAGGGAGATTTGCGAGCGGATATCGAAGGGCGAAGCGCTGCGCCCGATGTGCGAGACATCCGACAACCTGCCCAGTTGGTCAACGGTGCTGCGGTTTGTTCGTGAAAACGACGAAGCCTACAAGCGCTACCGGGAAGCGCGGCAGCTTCAGGCTGAAACGATGCGCGATCAGATACTGACGCTGGTCGAAGCCCCGTTGCCAGACAATCCCAAGCTGGCGATGGCAGAGGTGCAGCGGCGTCGGTTGGAATGCGACTACAAGGACAAGCACATCAGGCAGATGCAGCCGAGCGGTGTGCGTGACCGGGCCGAAGATAACGGCAACCAAGCGGGCGGCGAGATCACGATCAAGTGGGGCGGCGGATCAGACGCTGCGATGCCTGTCGTATCGCCGCCGAAAGAACCTGTAAAAGAGGCGCCGGTCTTGACCGCAATCGCGCGAGAAATCTAGCGCAACATCGAGCCAATTGCATACCCCAAGGCTTGGTTTTCAGGTTGACAACCTGAAGGTCACGCTAATGATTTCAATAACTTAACCCCAGGTTGGAGCGTCAGCGGAGCGTTCGACCCGCGGCGCCCTTGATAGGGTCGTTGATTTTCTGGCGACCCCCCCCCACCCCCCAAGCGATTGGGGCGCCCTCTACTACACCTATAAGGGGTGCGCAATTGAGGCTCTGCGGCTCTGCCGGTCTGCCAACTTCACGCAGGAAACAATGCGAAATTACAAGCGCGAATATTCGAGTTACCACTCGAAACCAGAGCAAAAAAAGAACCGCGCCAGCCGCAACGCCGCCCGCCGCAGCCTTGCGAAATCGGGCCGAGTAACCAAGGGCGACGGCAAGGATGTCGATCACCGCAACGGCAACCCTCGCGACAACCGCAGGAGCAATTTAAGCGTCATGTCCAGGTCAGCGAACCGCTCAAAAAAATGAGTTATAGCGCGTTCTGCGTACCCGACCCCCTTGGCGGTGTGCGCCTCGCTTTATTCTTCGAAGGTTTCGAGGATACCGACGACGCGCAGATGTTCCTGCGCGTCCTCATGGCTCCCTACGAGGACCCGCAATATTACGACGAAAGCGACACGGTGCATTGAGCGGCGTCATTGAGATTGCATATACGCCGCGCCCGCTGCAGCAGGAACTGCACGCGATGCTCGACCAAAACCGCTTCAACGTCCTAGTCATGCATCGCCGCTTCGGCAAGACCGTCTGCGCCGTCAACCATTTGATCAAGCGCGCCATCGAACTGTCGGCTGACACAACCAAGCCCAACCCGCGGCTGCACTATTTAAGCCCGACCTATCGGCAATCCAAGGCCGTCGCCTGGGACTACATAAAGTTGTTCACGGCATCGATACCCGGCACCAAGTACCATGAAACGGAACTCCGCTGCGACCTGCCGATGGGCGCTCGCATCACGCTACTGGGCGCCGAAAACCCAGCAAGTATTCGAGGAATTTACAGCGATTTTGTCGTCATGGACGAGGTCGCAAATATGCCGGAATCCATATTCCCGGAGATAATCAGGCCAAGTCTAAGCGACCGCAAGGGCAGTTGCGCCTTCATCGGCACCCCCCAGGGCCACAATTATTTTCACGATTTATGGCAAGCCGCCGCCGACACCAAGGGCTGGGCGCGGAAGATGTACAAGGCCAGCGAGACCGGCATCGTAGACGATGACGAACTTGAAGCTGCTCGCGCTACAATGACCGAGGATCAGTACAACCAGGAATTTGAGTGCAGTTGGGTCGCGAACGTCCCAGGCAGCGTTTACGGCAAAGAGTTGCAGACCGCCGACGACAAGGAACGCATCACCAGCGTGCCGCACCTACCGCAGCATCGTGTTGATACGTTCTGGGATTTGGGCATGCACGACTACACCGCGGTCTGGTTTGTGCAGCAGGTCGGTCGCGGCGAGGTCCACGTCATCGACTTCTACCAGAACCAGGGCGAGGGCTTGCCGCACTACGCAGCCGTGCTCCAGGAAAAGGGATATCTCTACGGCACGCATTACGGGCCTCACGATCTTGAGGTCAGAGAGATGGGCACCGGCAAGAGCCGCCGCGAGGCAGCTTACGATCTAGGTTTGACGTTCCGCGTCGTGCCCAGGCTTCCAATCGAAGACGGCATACATGCGGCCCGCATGCTGATACCGCGCTGCTTCTTTGACCGCGACAACTGCCGCGAGGGGCTGGAAGCGCTGCGGCATTACCACCGCAAGTACAACGAGCGGACGCGGCAATTCCGCGACGCCCCTGTCCACGATTGGTCATCACATGCAGCCGATGCCTTCCGCACTTGCGCCATCGGCCTCGAAACTGAATCGACATGGAACGGCACCCCCCCACAGAGGGACGCAATGATGGACTACAACGTATTTGAAGGAGCCGCATAATGGGCCTGTTTAGCGCTCCCAAACCGCCACCGCCGCCACCAGTGCCCCCCGTGCCCCCGGTCGCGCCGATCAAGCCTGCCGACACCAAGGCCGAGGACCGCGAACTGAAGCGGGTACAGCGCAAGCGCGGCACGGCTGCGGCCCGCGTTACCGGCGGTCAGGGCTTATTGACCGAAGCGCCGACAGCCAAGAAAACCCTGCTGGGCCAATAAATAAATGGCTGACGACCCGAGAACCGCTTCGCTGCTGAAGCGGTACGCTACGCTTATGCAGCAGCGCCAGAACTGGGAGCAGCATTGGCAAGAGGTCGCTGATTATATCTGCCCCCGCAAGGCGGATATTACCAAGAAGCGCAGCGGCGGCGATAAGCGTAGTGAGTTGATTTTTGACGGCACCGCCATCCATGCGGCTGAACTGATGGCGGCATCGCTGCACGGCATGCTGACCAATCCCAGCACGCCCTGGTTTGATTTGCGTTACGCGAACGACGATCTGAACAGCGACGACGAAGCCAAGGAGTGGCTGGAATCCGCGACCGACGTTATGTACCAGCACATGGCGCGCAGCAATTTCGCGGAGCAAATCCACGAGTTGTACAGCGATCTGGTCGTCTTCGGCACCGGGGTGATCTTTACGGAAAACGATGGCGACGACGGCTTCCGGTTTTCCACGCGTCACATAGCCGAGTGCTATGTGTCAGAGAATGAAATGGGCCGCGTCGATACCGTGTTTCGGAAGTACAAGACGACAGCGCGCGCAGCGGTGCGGCAGTTCGGTGAGCAAAACGTCACGCAGCGAATTGCAAAGTTACAAACTGATGACATGTATGCCGAGATCGAACTGCTGCACGTCGTTATGCCGCGTGACGACCGCGATCCCCGTAAGTCGAATACTAAAAACATGCCCTGGGCTTCGATCTACATCGACCCCGATGAAAAGCAGATCATCGGCGAAAGCGGCTACGACGAATTGCCGTATTGCATCCCGCGGTTTTTGAAGGCGTCGTTTGAGATGGGCTACGGCAGAAGCCCTTCCATGACCGCGCTGCCCGACACCAAAATGATCAACAAAATGTCCGAGGTTGTGATCCGCGCGGCACAGCTTCAGATGCACCCCCCGCTCATGGTGCCCGACGACGGCTTCATGCTGCCGGTGCGCACGACCCCAGGCGGGCTGAACTTTTACCGATCAGGCACCCGCGACCGGATCGAACCGCTCAATATCGGCGCGAACAATCCGCTTGGCGAACACATGCTGGAACAGCGTCGGCAGGCGATCCGCTCCGCGTTTTATGTCGATCAGTTGACGCTGGGCACTGGTCCGCAGATGACGGCCACGGAGGTCATCCAGCGCACCGAGGAAAAGATGCGTTTGCTAGGCCCGGTTCTGGGGCGCCTGCAGGCCGAGCTACTGCAGCCATTGATCAACAGGTGCTTCGCCATCTTAGCGCGCCAGAAGGCCTTTGTACCGGCCCCAGAGGCGCTGCAGGACGGCAACATCGATATCGAGTATGTCAGCCCCCTGGCGAAGGCACAGCGCTCCAGCGAGGTCCAGGGCGTGATGCAGATGACCGAATTCCTGTTGCCGCTGATGCAGGTCAATACGAGCATCGTCGATCACATCGACTTCGACGGGCTGGCGAAGCACATCATCAAGGTGACCGGCACGCCTGCGACGGTTGTGCGCGGCGAGGGCGAGGTCGCCGACATCAGGCAGCAGCGCGCCGAGCAACAGCAGCAGCAGGCTGAACTCGTCCAGGCAAGTCAGGTTGCCGAAGCCGCTGGTAACGCAGCCCCTGCCCTTCGCGCGGTCGATGAAACGCAGCTTGACCTAGAGGCGTTGGCTGGCGCGTGAACCCCAAGGAATTAAAGCAGGCATACCGCTCGTTGCTTGAAACTGACGACGGCATCAAGGTGCTGCGCGACCTAGAACACCGCTTCGGCATGTATCGCACCAGCTATGTGCCCAACAGCGACGAAACAATATTTCGCGAAGGCCAGCGCGACGTTGTGCTGTTCCTGCGATCAACTTTAAAGAAGGAGTAGTTTTGCATGGCTGACGAACAGGTAGCGGATGTTCCGGCAGATGCCGGGGAGGCACCGTCTGACAATTGGCGCGATGCGTTACCCCCTGAATTAATGACTGACCCCTCGCTGCAGCACATCGGCAGCGTCGAGGCGATGGCGAAGAGTTACATCAACGCGCAGAAGATGGTTGGCGCGGACAAGGTCGCGGTCCCTGGAAACTGGGCGACCGACGAAGATTGGGCGCTTGTGTACAACAAGCTGGGACGCCCCGAAGCACCTGATGGCTACGAGTTAGAAGATACTGGCGAGTTTGCGGATTGGTTCCGCGGTGCCGCGCACGGCGCTGGCCTGTCGGATCGTCAGGCGCAGCAGTTGGCGGCAGCGTATGGCGAGTTTAACGCTTCCGCGACAGCGCAGACCGAGGAGCAGCTTGACGCGCGCCGCAACGAAGTCGAAACCGAATTGCGGCAGGAATTTGGCGGTCAGTACGATGCGAAAATGGCGCGCACCAACGATCTGCTGAAGGAATTTGGCGCACCCGATCTGACCGAATTAACGATGTCAGACGGCACAGCTCTTGGCGATAACCCTGATTTGATCAGGTTTATGGTAAAGATGAGCGACTATATTGCGGAACAAGTCAGCGAAGATGGGCTTGCAGGACGCGATAGCCGCCCCACATTAAGCGACAGTGATTTGCAAAACCGCGTCAGTGAATTGACGGCAAAGAACTCGCCATATTGGGAAAAGCAGCACCCTGATCACGACCGCATCGTGGAAGAGGTGCTGCAGTTACGCGAACAAATTTTCGGTTAAGTCTACGGACAAGCAACCGCCCCGTAGCGCAAGCCTGTGAGTCAGGCAGAGTGACGACTATATCGTAAGTAGGCCGGGCATAGCCCGATAACCCACGCACTTAACCTTGAAACCTGTAGGAGCATTTGAGTTATGAGCACTCAAATTACTACGGCGTTTGTTAACCAGTTTAGTGCAAACGTCGCTATGCTTTCGCAGCAAATGGGATCAAAGCTGCGAAGTGCCGTTGATGTGGAAAGCGTCACCGGCGAGAAGGCCTATTTCGATCAGGTAGGTAGTGTTGCCGCCATAGCGAGAGCTAGCCGGCACCAGGACACACCCCTAGTTGAAACCCCCCACAGTCGTCGTCAGGTTAGCCTTACCACTTACGAATGGGCTGATCTGGTTGACGATTCTGACCGGGTTCGCATGTTGGCCGATCCCACCAGCAGTTATGCTCGCGCAGCCGCGGCGGCGATGGGCAGGGCGCAGGATGACGTTATCATCTCTGCAATGGGCGGCACGGCTAAGACCGGGAAAGAGGGTGCAACCAGCACCACTTTTGCGGCTGGTCAAAAGATTGCCCACGGGTCAGCAGGTCTTACAATTGCAAAGCTGGTATCGGCAAAGAAATTGCTCGATGCCAATGATGTCGATCCATCCATTAAGCGTTACATCGTTGTTTCGCCGGAACAGATCGAAGACCTGTTAAACAACACGACCGTAACTTCTTCTGATTTTAACACCGTCAAGGCGTTAAGTCAGGGGGACATCTCTTCCTTTGTCGGCTTCGAATTTATCGTATCGAACCGCCTCAAAGACGATGGAACTTCGCGCCTTTGTTACGCATGGGCGCAGGACGGTCTGAAGATGGCTATTGGCAAAGATGTCATGGCTAAGATCGACGAACGCGCCGACAAATCTTATTCTACGCAGGTCTATTACTGCGCCACCTTCGGGGCGACCCGAATGGAGGAGAATAAGGTCGTCGAAATCGCGTGCAACGAGTAGGAGGGCTGAGCTATGGCTAATGCAAACTCCACCTTGGTGACCAACTTTGAGGCCACCCCGCCGACGCCCAACGATGTTGCCAATCTTGGCGGCAAGATGCGCGTTGCGTGTGGCACCATCTCTCTCCCGGTCGATGACCTGTCTGCGACTGACACGGTCATGCTCGCTGGTATCCCGACGAACGCCGCCGTTGTTAGCATCAAGCTTTTCAATGATGACCTCGACAGCACGACGGGAAACATCACGACCGATGTTGGTCTGTACACCAGCGACGGCAACGTCACTGCGAAGGACGATGATTGCTATGCGTCTGCGATCACCGATCTGCGTGCGCCGGTTACCGCCGGCACTGAAGTCGCTTTCGAGGCCCGCGACATCAACAAGATGGGTCAAAAGGTCTGGCAAGACGCCGGCGACTCTAGCGACCCAGGCGGCACCTACAATGTCGGCCTCAAATTTGACGCAGCCGGCAACACGGCTGGCGATTTATCGTGGCTGATCACCTACATCGTTGACTGATCAAAAGGGGGGCTTCGGCCCCCCTTTTTTTATTTAAGGTTTTGGCATGGCATCAGATGTAGACATCTGCAACAGCGCGCTGAACATGATCGGCGCCAGCAATATCATTTCGCTGACCGAAGACAGTCGCGCCGCGCGCGTCTGCAACCAGCGCTATGAGTTTGTGCGCGATGCCGTGTTCCGCGCACACCCCTGGAATTGCCTGATCAATCGCGTTGAAGTTGCCGCCGACGCGACGGCTCCAGCGTTTGAATTTGAGTATGCACACACGCTGCCCACTGACCCGTATTGTTTGCGGGTTTTAAGGCCGCAAGACCCCGATAGCGTTTTCAAAATTGAGGGGCGAAAATTACTGGCGAACAGCACGCCGTTTAAATTTATCTACATTGCACGCGTAACCGACCCCAACGAATACGACCAGCTTTTGATTGAAGCGCTCGCCGCCCGGCTGGCGGCAGACATTAGTTACGCCCTGGTCAATTCGGCGACGCTGACGCAAAGCCTGTTTGCGATCTACGACGCTAAATTGAGCGAAGCCCGTTTTGTTGATGCGACTGAGGGCACCCCTGACAACGTCGTCAACATCGACCGCACCAGTTACATCGAAGCCGATACGTTTATAGCGTCAAGGTTCTAAATGCCTAAAGTCTCAAAGGCATTTTCAAGTTTCACATCAGGCGAGATTACCCCGCGCCTGTTTGGCCGCACCGACATTGCCAAATACGACACCGGCGCGGAGACGGTTGAAAATTTTATTGTCCAACCTCACGGCGGATTGACCCGCCGCCCAGGCACCCGGTTTGTCGCGGAAGTCAAAAACAGCGCCAACGCGGTGCGCCTTATTCCGTTCCAGTTCAACGTCGAACAATCTTACGTTTTGGAATTTGGCCCGTCCTATTTCCGCATCTACAAAGACGGCGGTCAGGTTGAGAGCGGCGGCAGTGCGGTTGAGGTCGCGACGCCTTACGCGGCTGGTGACCTTGACGGCTTAAAGTATGCGCAGGTCGCGGACATCATGTATGTCACGTCGCCTAGTCATGCGCCGCGCAAGATTACGCGCACCAGCCATACAGCCTGGACGATAACGGAGGTATCGCTGGCGCGCGGACCTTTCGGCGACCTGAATATAACCGACACGACGCTGACCTGCAGCGCGGCGACTGGCTCGATCACTGTGACGGCAAGTGCCGACACGTTCGTCAGCACTGACGTTGGTCGTTTGATCAAGACGCAAGAGGGCTTTGTCAAAATCACAGGTTTCACGTCGGCAACTGTCGTGACCGGCACGGTGCAGGAATTGGAAGACGGCAGAACCGAATTGCTGCCGTCGTACACGGCGACCACAATTAGTTTCCATGAAGGCGACCCCGATAGCACCGGCCTGGAACACAACGACCGCATCGAAGATACGGCGGCACAATTTGTCGATGAAGGCTTTAAGAAAGGTCAGACGGTCACGCTGGCCGGGTCAACCAGCAACAACACCACTGCCGGTTTCCTGGTAGTCGATGTCACCGACAGCGTCATTACTTTCGCGCCGGGCGCAGACCTTACGGCAGAGGCGGCGGGCGACACGGTCACCGTAGCAGGCAAGCTGATCGCCAGCGACGAGTGGCAACTTGGCGCCTTTAGCGCGACGACCGGCTACCCGCGAGCCTGTACGTTTTACGAGCAGCGCCTTGTCATGGCGGGCACTGACGACCAGCCGCAAACGCTGTTTTTCAGTCAATCGGACGACTTTGAAAATTTCGAGGCTGGCGCCGAAGCAGACGACGCGATGGTCTACACCATCGGTTCGAACGAAGTTAACGTGATCAGGTTTCTGGCATCGACCCGAAACATGATTGTTGGCACCAGCGGCGGCGAATTTGTTGTCCGCGCCGGTTCAACGGACGAAGCGATCACGCCAACCAATATTCAGATCAAGCAGCAAACCGCGCACGGTGCGTCGGACCATACGCCGATCCAGGCGGGCAACGCGGTGCTGTTCATTCAGCGCGCCAAGCGCAAAATTCGCGAGTTACAATATAACTTTGATACAGACGGCTATATCGCGCCTGACATTACGCTGATCAGTGAGCATGCGACCGAGGGCGGCATCACCGAGTTGGCGTACCAACAGGAACCTGACTCGGTCGTGTGGTCGGTTCGCGCTGACGGTCAATTGACGACGACAACGTACAAGCGCGAGGAACAAGTTATAGGCTGGGCGCGTCAGGTTATCGGCGGCACCGACGTTGTCGTTGAACGCATAGCGACGATCCCCGGCGACCTAGACGAAGATCAGGTCTATATGGTTGTGCGGCGAACCATCAACGGCGCGACGAAACGGTACATTGAGTATATACGCGACTTTGATTTTGGTTCGGACGTTTCTGACGCGCGGTTTGTCGATAGTTCGCTGACCTTCACGGGCGTCACGTCTACCTTAAACGGTGCGATTACGAATAGCGCAACCACTATTGCCTTGGCTGACGCGTCTGCTTTTCCAAGTTCCGGTGCCATTAAAATCGGCACCGAGGTCATCACCTATAGCGGCAAAAGTACCAACGACTTGACCGGCTGCACCCGCGGCGTTGCAGGCGACGCTGCAGCGCACGCCAGTGGCGCTACGGTGACGCAGGCGTCGATCTCACTAAGCGGGCTGGCGCACCTTGAAGGGCAGACGGTGAGCGTCCTGGGCGACGGCGCGGTTCATCCAGACGTGACGGTTTCGTCGGCTGCGGTCACGTTAAACCGCTATGTCACCAAGGCGCATGTCGGCCTGTCTTACAATTCAACGCTACGCACGTTGCGCGTAGACGCCGGATCTGCCGCTGGCACCAGCCAGGGCAAGACCAAGCGCATCAACGAGTTGACGGTGCGCCTGTACCGCAGCGTCGGCCTGCAGGTTGGTCGCGACGCAGACAACCTTGATGTCGTGCCCTTCCGGTCGTCAGCGACGCTCATGGGCAGCGCCATCGGGCTGTACACAGGCGACAAGGACATCGAATTAAACGGCAACTACGACACTGACGGGCAGATCACGATCAGGCAGACACAGCCCCTGCCGATGACCGTGCTTGCCGTGTACGCAACCGTCAGCACATTTGACCAGTGAGGGTTGTACCGTTCGAGCCAGGGCACGGCGAGGCGATCCTAAACGGGCAGTTGAACGACGAGAAAAGCAGACCGCCGACAGGGTTTGGCAAATTTATCCCTGACCTTGTCATCGATGGCATGGCTTTTACCGGCCTCGAAAACGGACACGTCATTGCGTCGGCAGGCGTCTATCCGATGTGGGATGGCGTCGGTGAAGGATGGTTCATCGCCGCCGCTGCATTAGACGCTCACCACATAGGCGTCGCACGCCAATTGAAAACCGGACTACGGCAGATTGCTGAAGAACAGGCGCTGCACCGCGTGCAGGCGGCAGTCCGAAGCGATTGGGAAAAGGCGATCCGCCTAGTGCGATTTCTAGATATGGAGCATGAGGGCCGGATGCGCCAATACAGCGCTGACGGCGCAGACTACGAGAGGTACGCATGGCTACTGCAGCCCTAGTTATTGGCACCGCCGCATCGGTGATGGGTTCTATGTCAGCCGCGTCAGGGGCGAAAGCGGCAGGCAAGCAGGCGCTGCGCACAGCGCAATACAACAAGGCTATACGCGACCGCAACGCCAGGGTCGCAGACATGGAAGCCGACAACCGCGACCGCGTCACCGAGCGCCAGGAGGTGCGTGCGCGCGATGATTTTGCGGAACTTCAGGCGCGAGGTCGTGTCGCATACGCGAAGTCTGGCGCCGTCGCAAGCAGCGGCACGCCTCTGCTGGTGTTAATGCATAACGCCAACAATTTTGAAGAAGATATCGAACTCAACCGGCTGCAGGGCGACACTGAGTCGGGCCGAATCCGAGAGTCCGCGACCGGCGAGCGGCTTGCTGGCGCCCTGACCCTGCTAGAAGGTCAATCTAGGAAAATGGCGAAAGACATCGAAGCGCGCGGCCACATGTGGAAGGCGGCAACGACCGCGGCACGCGGTGCCTACCAGTACAGTCAGATCACATGAAGGTGCCAACTTATCGAAGTCAAACCGCGATCCCCAAGCAGGGCCGCGGTTTGTTTCTAAGCGCGCAATTAAACCCTGGCGCGATGATGGCGCCCGGCCAAGCGGCTGAAGCGCAGGGGCTGAAGCTGGCGCAGGCTGGCAGTCAAATCGCAGAGTGGGGTTACAAAAAGCTGCAGATTAGCGCGCAGTCTGAAGCGCTTGGCGCGGCGAGTTCGATGGAGGTCGAACTTGCGCAAAAAAGCCACGACGCGTTGCAGGTTGCTGATATGGCGCAGGCGGAAAAACAATTCCGCCGCGACGCTAAATTATTGAGCGACCGATACAGCGCGACGCTAAAAACCCCGGCAGCGCGTCGCGCATTTTCGGCGGAAGCCCTCAAGCTACAAACGCGTGCGCTGATTGGCTTTACCAAAGCAAACAATAAGCGTGTTGTCGAAGCGAACAAGGCAAACCTTGATACGGCAGTCGCCGCCGAGCAGCGCGCTATGTCAGACCTTTCAACCGGAACAAAAGCGCGCGAGAACGCATACGTTCACGCCATCTTGTCTGTTGACCATGCCAAGGCTGAACTTGGCGCGGAGGAACATGCCAAACGCATCAACAAAATAAACAAAGACGCGGTTACCAATACGCTGACCGCCTATCTAAACCAGCCCGACGCCAAGGTGCTGCAAATCGTAAAGGCCTTTCGCGAAGGACGGCTTGACGACCCAATTATCCGCGAGGCGTCAAAACATTTGTCGGCTGATGATCTGGCAAAGGTCGCGGACAGCGGCGTGCAGCGCGCCAACCGCATTATCAAGTTGCGCCAAAATATCCGCGAAGAGCGAGAGGCGAAAGCGAGCGAAACAAACAACGCACTGTATCTAGATTTTATTAACACTGATTGGACTGATCCACTGCAAGTCCAACTCGCGCGCCATACTTTCGAGATATTGAAGTCAGCAAATTATTTCGACACCGCCGATAAAATGAATACCGCCCAAAATTTGCTCCGCGGCAGAGGCGATTTCCCCCGCGCATCCGACGTCACAAACACGCGCGAAGGCGATCTTGTCGCGGCTGCCA